GAAGTCCAAGTCAATGCTTGGGTTTGTCATGGTAATCTTTTAAGAGCAGTAGTCAATCCTTTTACTCCCTTCAGAGTACCTTATCATTCTTTCCCTTATGAAAGAAATCCCTATAGCTTTTTTGGCATAGGTGTAGCAGAGAACATGGATGATAGTCAAAAGATTATGAATGGTCACGCTAGAATGGCTATTGACAATTTAGCGTTATCTGGATCACTAGTCTTTGACGTAGATGAAACCTCTCTAGTAGGAGGTCAAAGCATGGAGATATATCCCGGCAAAGTATTTAGAAGACAAGCTGGTATGCCCGGAACAGCTATTAATGGTTTGAAGTTTCCTAATACTTCACAAGAAAACATGATGATGTTTGACAAGTTTAGACAGCTAGCAGACGAACAAACAGGTATTCCTAGCTATTCTCACGGTCAAACAGGTGTACAAAGCATGACAAGAACTGCTTCTGGTATGTCTATGTTGCTTGGTGCAGCATCTTTAAACATTAAAACAGTCATAAAGAACTTAGATGATTTCCTTCTTAAACCTCTAGGAGAATCTTATTTTCAATGGAATATGCAATTCTTGGAAGGTAAACTAGGCATAGAAGGTGATCTAGAAGTAAAAGCTACAGGCACTAACAGCCTAATGCAAAAAGAGGTACGAAGTCAGCGACTCACTACATTCTTACAAACTGTACAGAATCCTGCCGTTGCTCCATTCGTTAAAATGAATAAGCTCATTAGCGAGTTAGCTTATAGTCTGGAATTAGATCCTGATGAACTCATGAATGATCCAGAAGAAGCTGCACTGATGGCACAGATAATAGGGATGCAAAACAATGTTGGACAAGCAACTGGCGCGGAAGCTGGCCCCACTGGTCAACAACCCGGAGGTATGGGAGGGCCTGAAGGAGCACCTCAGCAACCTACAGACCTTGGAGCTACAGGTACTGGTGGCGGCAACATCGGAACAGGAAATGTACCGCAGTCAGGGGAAGCTGCGTTTTCTGGCTCACCTAGACTCGTTGAAGGAGCAGGTTAAAGAAGCAATGGAGAGAACTAATGTCTGAAGAAAAAGAAATGAAAACTGAACGTATCCTTTTACCGGGACAAAAAGAGTTTCCTAAAAAGAAATCAGAATGGGATAAATTAACTCCTAACCAGCAATGGACAATACATAAAAGAACTCAGAAGCAAGTAGAAAAACAAATTGAAGAAGGTAGAGGCCCTATTATAACATATCCGAAAGATAAAAAAGCTGGAGGAGGACTCTTAGTACCTAGAGAAGGTTATGCTAAAGGAGATATGGTAGAAGAACCTATGGAAATTCCAATAGAAGAAAACATGCCAGTAGATACATACCCTAATATACCACCTGAAGAGATGGCAGATGTAGAAGCCTCTCAACTTCCAGATGATGAAATGGAAGATGAATTTATAGATTTCATATTAGATGAATCTTTAGCAGAAGAAGAACAAACATATTTAATGAATGCTTTAGAAGCAGATCCACAATTAAGTGTCATATTTGATAAGTTAATTGGAACTGCTTCTGAGTTTTCTGGGGCTGGAGAAGTAGACGGCCCCGGAACTGGAGTATCAGACTCAATACCTGCACGATTGTCAGATGGAGAGTTTGTTATGACGAGGAAAGCTACCGATGCCATAGGCCCTGATAATCTTCAATCCATGATGGATGAAGCAGAAATGGCCTATGATATTGATGGTGGCAGAGAACTAAAAATGGCATTTGGAGGCGTAGTAAAAGATCAAAATTTGGAAGAAGATTCTTCTAAAGATTATCTTTCCCAGACTGACGAAGAAATTAAAAAAGTCATGATCGGTGCTAACAAAATGCCAAGTGTGAGGTAAGGCTACCCCTAGCATAGGCCCCTTACCATTTTAACTTAACGGCTACCTTGAAGTAAAGACAAGCCCCAAGCTAATTATTCAGGCCAGAATGAATTAGTATGGCTACCTTGCTAAAAAGACTCAAGCCCCGGACGGAGAACAAATATGTCAGAAGTAGTAGAAAATATAGAAGAACCAACAGCAAATCCTTATAATGCTAAAAAGTCTTGGCATACGCCAGACGGCCCTAAATCGGATGATGCTGATTCTCTTTTTTATGCACCACAGGCTACCCTTGAAGAAGAGGCCCCTGACAAAGAAGAAGCAAAACCAAAAAAGAGAGCTAATTATAAAAAGCGTTATGATGACTTAAAAAAACATTATGATGAAAGGGTGTCTCAATTTAAACAACGAGAACAAGAACTAGAGGCTAACGCTAGATCAGCACAGCCCAGTTACGAAGCTCCTAAGTCTATTGAAGATTTAGAAAGGTTTAGAAATGAGTATCCTGATTTGTATGATACTGTAGAGTCTGTAGCACATTTAAGAAGTGAACAACAAGTAGGAGAACTTAAAAGTCAATTATCAGCTATTCAACAACGAGAAGCTGAAATATTGAAACGAGAAGCAGAAACTACTTTGCGTCAACGTCATCCTGATTTCGAGGATATAAGAGGTGACGAAGCATTTCATGAATGGGCTGAAGGACAACCTACACAAATACAAGATTGGATTTATAATAATCCTGATGATGTTTCTTTAGCATCTAAAGCTATAGATTTATATAAATTAGAAACTGGTCAACCTGCTACTAGGACAAGACGTTCTCCAAAACGACAGTCTGCAACTAGGGAATCCGCAGCAGATATAGTGTCTACTAAGACTACTAATATCGACACTGGACAACCTAAGATATGGACTGAAAGGGAAATTGCTGCTATGTCTATAGACCAGTTTGATAAATTTGAAGATGAAATTAATCAAGCTGTATCAGAAGGCAGAGTAGTTAAAACTTAAATTGTCTTTTTTAATGGAGAAATAATATGGCTTATAATCAATCAGACCAGTACTTTGAACCAAGTACAGACACCGATGCTAACTTTGCCAACTCCACAAGCGGTCAAAATAATTCATTTTTCTTACCTGCTGTTTACTCGAAGAAGGTACTTAACTTCTTCCGTAAAGCTTCAGTAGCAGAAGCAATCACTAATACTGATTATGCTGGTGAGATTGCCGCTTTTGGAGATAGTGTAAAGATCATCAAAGAACCTACGATTACTGTTTATCAGTATGAAAGGGGAGCAGATGTAACTCAAACGAAACTAACCGACCAAGAGTTGACTCTTGTTGTCGATACTGCTAACGCATTCAAATTCAAAGTCGATGACATTGAATCAAATATGTCACACGTAAACTGGCGTGAGACTGCTGCATCTTCTGCTGCTTATGCATTGAAAGATGCTTTTGACGAAGGCGTTATAGCAACAATGTTCTCAGGAGTTTCAGCTTCTAGCCCTAATCATGTGCTAGGTTCTGATAGTGCAACTGACCTTGCTGCTGGCACCTTTGATGGTACTGGTAACTTGGACATTGGTTTTGCATCAGGCGAACATGACCCCATTGATGTATTGTCTCACATGGCAAGACTGCTAGACGAACAAAACGTACCTGAAGACGGACGTTGGTTCCTAGCTAGTCCTGAGTTCTATGAAGTTCTTGTACAAAGTTCTTCTAAACTCTTGTCAGTAGACTACAACGCTGGTCAAGGATCAATCCGAAATGGATTGGTAAGCTCTGGTAAACTACGTGGTTTTGATATGTACAAGACTAACAATATTGCTAGCACATCTAATGCTGCTGGTAAAGTTATTGCTGGTCATATGTCTTCCACAGCTACTGCTCAGACTATCACTAGCTCAGAAGTGCTACGTGATCCTGACAGCTTTGGTGACATTGTACGTGGACTTCATGTATATGGAGCCAAGGTACTACGTGGCGAAGCACTAGTTTCTGCCTTCTATGGTATTGACTAGAACTTAACTCAGGTGCGGGGGCTGTAATGGCCCCCAAGCCTTTTACATAGGAGATTATAAATTGCCTCAACTTGGAACAGATGAAAAACCGTTTGTTATGAGTACTGGAACTATCGCCAGTAAAGAAAGTCGCTTCCGTAAAAAGTTCAACAAAGAAGCATATGATTTTAATTACGATAGAATATTTAATAAAGCTTCTGAAGACAGTAAAGAAATAAAACAATACAATTCTGAATTAGAAGCTTGTCGAGCAAAGAGTAAAACATTTTCAATGGATCAGGAGTAAATATTATGCCTATGGTAGATGGAAAAAAATATCCTTATACAGCAGAAGGAAAAGCTGCTGCCAAAAAAGCAAAACAAGGATATGCTAAAGGTGGTATAGCTACGGCAATGCCTAAAGCAAAACCCTGCTAAATAGATGGCTACTTATCTTAATCTAACAAACGAACTCCTACGTGAGATGAATGAAGTAGAATTAACTTCTACTAACTTTGGATCTGCTGTGGGTATTCAGCAACATGCTAAAGATTCCATTAACAGAGGTTATCTTGATATAGTCAACGAAGAACCTCAATGGCCTTTCTTAGCAACTGCTGAAAGTGGAGCTACTGATCCTATGTATGGTAATGTCTATGTAGAAACTGTAGCTAATCAGCGTTGGTATGAACTTAAAGAATCT